TGCCTTATACATTCATTCCACCTGTTGTACTACCGGCTGTACCAGTGTTGATATTTATTTTGAGAGCATCTGTACCAGTCTTCTTAGCTGTTCCTCTTGGAGCAGTCTTAGCTGTTGTACCATACTCTACGCCAGCTACTTCATCAGGATCTACTAACTCTTTCTTGCTAGGTAGTCTTGATGCTTGCACTACGTCAGGCTGCCTTGGTTGTATAGGAGCCGGTGTAGGCATCGGTGTAGGGCGTGATCTAAATAGACACATTGTCTTCTTCTAAAATAGTTTTTACATATTGTACCACTTCTTGCTGTCCCGAGCGGTACATGATAGAGGCTAAATCCTCCTTGGGGTGGACGGGATACCAAGCGAACTTGGATTCAAGATCCTCAACCAATTTCTTTAACTTTTCAGATTGAAAACTAAGCGTATTGAGGGAGGTTTGTATTTGCATGTTCAAAGAACGCTGGCATACGAGCTGCTTTTGTGTCAGAAAACTGTGGGGCTTTGCCCTGATACATTAACTGATCGCTCGCATCCAGCCAAAATTTTTTGCTCAAATATTTATCAGTATTGTTTTCTTTTAGGGGTTGTAGTACCCATTGTATAGTTGCCTTCCGAAGCTTATCCAAAGAAGTGCTAGGAACAAGACCCAGCTCAGTACATACGAGACTATTTGTCGCAACGTGTATCTGTTCATCTCTGGATATATCAGCTGATACTGTTCTGAGAGCAGCGTCACCAAGAAAGCGAAACATAGGTAGTAGAACAAAAAATATAGCTCGCTCTGCAACGAGAGCTTTGGTAATAGTGTGGTCAGGGTGTGCAATCCAAGCATCTCTTAACCTCTTAGCTTCGAGCTCAGACTTGAGATCAGCCCCATGGGCGTCAACAATGAAGCCCAGAGCGAGATCATGTTTAATCTCGTCTTGTACGTTTGACTCAAGAAGTGTCCTCGCTGCTTCCGGGACTTCTTTCTCCAAGCCTTGAGAAATAAATTCTCCAACTGGTAGCTCCATATGACGTATTGCGAGTGCACGTTTGATGGTTTCTTCAGCACCTTCTTTCAGTACTCCTTTTGTAGGTTGGACTGGTGTCCATGTTCTTTTTCTGTTTTGTAATTTTATGTAGGGGTTCATTGTTGGCAGTCACATGTAATTTCATTTGTATTCTTTTCTAATTCTACAATGCTTGCCAAGTAATCTTGTACGTCAGTATCTCCTAACGCTGCGTAAGCATCAGACTTATCCTGAACGTCTCCCATTACCTGAAGGCTGTAGTACAAAGAGGTCTGTGGACTTCCAAGCCACTCCTCTATAAATGCTTCATTGTATACAACTACATCGCTCCAACTGTTGAAGCTGTAGCCATGAAGCAAACCTGTCCTATCGAGCATCGTCATGATTTCGTCTGCTACACGCTTGTATGCGTCCCATCCTACTTCACTTGCTATCTCAACGTCTCCATAGTTGACTCTCTCTACTCCGAACTCGCCGGAGTCTCTGTCAACCATCCTTGCTATTGGTGGTGCTATCTCGGGTGTGCATGTAAAGCCGTCTAGGTCTCTACTGCGATAGCTGCAACTGGCAGTGGGTGCAATAGCGAACGCCCTTACCATATTGTTTTTGTGTGCTACTTGTGCCGCTTCAAAAACCGCTCTGTCCAAGGCAACAGCCGCCATACCGGCTTCGTTGGCTGCACTATATCCTCTGTTGACAAGGCGTAGGGCTTCTCCAAAGTCTTTGTAGCTGATGTTGTATCTTCTGAGGAAGTTGGCAAGACCGAGCACTCCGAGCCCAACCTGTCTGTCCACTTCTGGGGTAAGGTATTCTCCAGATTCTCCAACACCTGTCCGGCCATGGAGATCACACAACTCGGACATGCCTGATACGAAAGCCTCTTGTAGGTTGTCGAGTGTACAGGCACCGAGATTGACATGCTGTAACAAGCAAGTTCCACGTGAGGGCAAGTATACTTCAAGGCAGACGTTGCCATAGATACGCTCCCCGGTATTGGGGTCATGTCTGATTTTGTTGAGCCAGACGTCTCCTGATTTGATTCCATATATTAAGGCATCCTTTGTATCTTGATCTGCAAACTTCCACATCTCATCATCAATGTCGATGCAACGCTTGACCCAAGGCAGTTCAGATCTGCTTGCAGTTATAAAGTCCACCGCATCTGGGTGGGATAGGTCGAGGTGCAATACTATAGCACCATTTTTGTAAGCTCCGCCTCTTCTCAAGGTTTCATTTAGAGCTGAATATATTTTACCAAAGCTGACTGGGCCAGTAGCCACAAGTCCTTTGTCATTTTCGTGTCCGGCTGGTCTAAGCTTAGACAGGTGGATTGCACAGCCTGCACCATATCTTAGTGCATGGCTTGCGAATCTCCAGCTAGCTTCGATGCCATTTGGACCTTCCATGCTGTCTTCAACAACGAAGGTCGTGCATGATACGGGTAGTCTTGATGTAGGATCATCTATCCAAGACTGAACCCGTCCAGTGCGGGAGATAAGTTCAGACATTTTTAAAAAATAATACTGTTTTCCATAAGGTTTCTTAGTGCATTACCTAATGCGAAGTTCTGTCGCTGTAATGCAAGGAAGAGCGTGATTACATCTTCCTTTCTATCATAATTTTTGCGTAAGTTATCTTCAATCACTCGCATCTTGAAGTCCTGTTCCATCGTTAATGGAATAGGTAGCTTCGGGCGTCCAGAGTCTGGGTTCTTTTTGTTTGGAATCATAGTCCTTTACTGTAAGTATTCTGGCAAGTCTAGCATTGAGCAAAGCATCTTCTTCGGTCAATCCTTTATCTTCAAATGCTTTTACAACTGTAGCCCAGCTATAGCCTTCTTTATTGAACAGTGTTTCTGCTCTCTTAACACCGATGCCGGGTACACCACTGTAGCCATCTGTCTGATCGCCTGCCAGTGTCTGAATCAGATGCCATCTTGCACCCTCTTCTGGTGTAATGGTTGTAGTGTCTTCTAAATTATATAACTTACCGGGGATCTGTCTCATGTCTTTGTCAGGAGAAACAATGATATTCCCTGTAAGTTTGGTGGCATAAATGCCCATAGCATCATCGGCCTCGAGTTCGGGCATGATGATAACGTCATACTCAATTTCAAGGCTGCGTATGACACGTTTGTATCCGCAGGGCTTTTTTCTATTTCGATGACCTTTGTAATCTGGGGAAATTTTTTTCCTAAAATTTTTAACGTCTGAGAAAAACAATATTGGCTTTGAAAAAGAGCCAAATATGTCTTGTATTTGTTGAATTTCACGTTTTACAGCCTTATATGCGTCTGAGAAATTCGATGTAACAAATATAACGTCTTCCCCATAATCTATTTCTGTTTCACAGGCTGCACAGCATTTATATACTATGAAGTCTGCATCTATTAATAATCTCATGGTGGTTTAGTGTACGTCTGCCCAAGTCTGTCCAATCTTAGCTTCTGCTGCGATTGGGCATCTTAGGCGGTAATATTCGCCTGCCATTTTGGCTGCAAGCTCTAGCCATTTTGCTAAATCTTCACAATCACGAGGATAACATTCATAATTAAGCTCGTCATGTATAAAGGATAGCTGGTGTGCATCTTGAGGCATGCACTGGTCTATGGTGACCATCCATCTTTTGGCGATTGTTGCTGCTGATCCTTGGAGGAGGTAGTTGAGAAACTTATGCCCTTTGTCAACGCCGATACGACGACTGTCGATGGCGTTTGCATAACCTCTCTGGCTACACTTCTGACAAGCCTGTAGCAGCTCCGCAAGACCCGGAATGGCAGCAACATAAGCTTTACGTATATCCGCTCCTTTCTTTGCAGCGGCTTCTTCGGAGAGTAACTTATCAAAGCTCCTCCCTAATTTAATGTTGCCGGCCCCGTAGAGAAAGGCGTAAGTAACAGTTTTGACTTGTCTTCTAGTGATTCCAATTCGCTCTGCGTTGGTGGCGTGAATATCTCCTGTGGTAAGGATTCTAGCATATCTTCCCTTATCGTATCTGGCGAGATAGTGGGCGAGCATCCGAAGCTCAATACCGCTAAGGTCGGCACTGACCAGTACTTTAGTAGGGGTAGCAGTAAATAGTTTTCTAAATCTTTCATCTGATGGTACTTGTGCTAAATTTGGTTTTCTGTGTGCACATCGAAATGTGTTGGTGGCAACAGAACAATGGTGGTGAATCCTGTTACACGTCGTAACAAGCTTCTGCCATGCGTTCACGCCTTCCGAGATCATCCCCAATTTCTTGGTAATATCTAGACATCTCAGAAACAAGAGGGCTGTCTCCGACCCAATATCTTTCAATACTGTCTCGTCTACGACTGCTTTGCCTGTGGCGGTGAGTTGTGTCGGTTTCCAGTTCTCGTGGGTCTTCAGTATCCATGCTATGTGGTCTCTTGATGTTGGGTTAAGCTGTTTAAGTTTTGTAAATGGGCATCCTTGTACGTACCCTTGTGTCCTGTTATTTCGCTTAGGTGTAAACATTGCTCCAGCAACGAACCCGTATTTTCTGCGTAATACTTCTGTAGCTTCTTCCATTTCTCTTCGCAGAGTTGATTCGAGCTCGTATGCGGCTTGTTGGTTGAAATACCATCCATGTTCTTCTTGTCGTTGTAATATGTGTGCGACTTGGTGTTCTAGTTGAACCCAGTCAGGTAAGGGTGGAAATGTTGGCATAGTTTATTTGTAACAATAACGTCTTGTTCGCAATAGTCCTCCATCTCCTTGCTCCATTCCAGCCAGTCGGAAGTCTCTCCAAAGTTCCCCTTGTATTCTCCCAACCTGTAGCCGTATGACTCTAAAGAGTGGCGACCATACAGTTTGGTAGGCATACCTTTGTGCTGTGATCTTCTGTCTGTATTCAGCATGTCAGCATGGTATAGCCTTGATAGTATAAGTGTATCTACAATCACACCCTTTGGTTCAAAGAAAGGGTAGATGTGTTTTATCACTGGCAAGTCAAAGCCAATGATGTTATGTCCTATAATAGTATCAGCGGCTTCTAGATACTGAACTCCTCTGATTATAGGGTCTGTCATTCCTGTGTCGTTATATCTTGTGATCTCTCCTGTCTCATAGTCCATCGTGACTAGGCAGTGGATCTCTTTATTTCTTGCCGTTATTGGCGTTGTTTCTAGATCGAACAGGAGGGTAATAGGTTTTGTCTTTGAATTGTGCTCTGTCAATCTGTCTCCTAGTGGGTGGGTTAGGTTTAATTAGCCTAGAAGTCGACGGTTGGGTCAAACTCTGGCTGTTCATCGGTCTTAGCTTCATAAAAATTAGTAGTGGATAGGTCGTAGGTCAATCTCGTTGCGACGCCAACTTCTCCCGAATATCTGTTCTTAAGAACTCTAACAGTTGTAATGTTGTTAGAATCTTCGCTTTGTTGGTCTCTCTCCAGAGCGATGACGCTATCGCTGATTTGAGAGATCGAATGAGATCCTCGTAGTTGTCCGAGGGATACACGTCCTCCTTCCTCGTGCGAATTACTGTCACTGTTGCTTCTCCTTAAGTGTGATACTAAAAATAATGTGATACCTGTACGTTCGACAAGACTTCTGAGTCTAGTCATGGTGGAATCTATCATCCTTCTTTCATCACCATCAAGTCCTGATAGTAATATACTGAGGTGGTCTAAGAATATAATACGACATTCCAATCCACTGGCAAGGTACTCGATCCTGTTGTAAATAACATCTGGGTCAAAGCTACCAAAGCCATCAAAAAGAAAGACGTTCCAATTAGCAAGCGTAGCATCAAATGCCTCCGTAAGTTCTGTTTCGTCGTGTTCTCCGATGTGGAGTGCTTTACCTACAGCAGCTGACATCAAGCCAAGTGCTGTACGTTTATTGTTTGCTTCGAGCTCTAGTATACCAACAGTCTCTCCCTTCTGGCAGAGCTTGGATGCTATCTCTCTTACAAACGATGTCTTACCACTACCTGTACCAGCAGTGATAGTTATAAGTTCGCCATATCTTATGCCATGTAGCTTCTCGTTCATACCCTTGAATGGATACTCCCATACTGCTTCCTCTGTTGGTGCAGTTACTACATCAAATAGACTCTTACCATCTATGATTCCGTCTGGTCTGTATGGCTTGGCGTCCCAGATGGCTTTTCTGATGCTGTCAGTATCCCCAGCTTGGAGAGCATCTGAAGCATCTTTGTAATTTTCGAGTCGAGCAACCTTAACCCTGCCGGAGGGGAGTATTCCCGAGGCAAGTTCAGTGGCCGTACGCCCTGCTTCATCGTTGTCGAAGAAGAGGACGATCTCTTGGTATCCCTGTAAGAATGGGATTGCTTTTTGGAGGTCTTTCTTGGCTGATGCCGCACCATGAGGTAAGCTGACCATCGGCCAACCTGACATAACCTCGTAACAACTGGCGGCATCAAGTTCTCCTTCTGTAATTACTATTCGCTTTCCGTTGGTGGGGAAAAGATGCTGTCCAAAGAGCTGATCTGTTCTTCCACCTTCGTAATGAAAGTCTTTCTTTTTTGATTTAATTTTGAATCCAACAACTTGGCCGCTCTCATTATAATAAGGGAAGCGGAGGGTGTTACCGTATCTGTAGATTCGGTAGAATGAGTTGGTGGCTTCGCTGATTTTTCGTTTGTGCAGCTGTTCAGCTGACCCGAGGAATTGTACTCGTTCATCATTATTCATTATATGGGTAGGTGTGTCCCCTTCCGCAGGGGTGTACGTCTGGCACGCAAA